CAGAAAATCAATTCTCATCATTGGGTGCAATAAAGTTTGATGGCACTATAACTGGATCAGTATCAGTTGGCGATAAGATTAGTCAGTCTGTTACTGGTGGTACTGCTAAAGGATTTGTTGCATCATATGATGAAGAAACTAAAGTTCTAAAATATTTCCAAGATAGATCTTCATATTTAAATCAAAATACATTTAATAATAAAGATTATTCTGGTGTTACAATTTCCGCAAAGGTATTAGACTTTGAATCTTCATCTTCTCCGGTGACATCCAATTTAGGTTTCTCTGCAGGAATACACACATCATTTACGGGAATTAGTACAAATCCAACGGGTACTAAATTAATTTCATTGGGAACTCAAATTACACAAGGTCTTGGTGATCCTGAGATAAATAAAACGTCGGGAGACATTATATACATTGACAATCGTCCCGCTATCATCAGAAATTCTAGACAAAAAGAAGACGTTAAAATTATCCTGGAATTCTAAAAAATGCCACAGAAAACGAATCTCAATATAAATCCATACTATGACGATTTTGATAAGTATGATAACTTTTACAAGGTTTTATTCAAACCAGGGTATCCAATCCAAGCTAGGGAGCTAACTACTCTTCAGTCTATTTTACAGAATCAAGTAGAGTCATTTGGTAGCCATATTTTTAAAGAAGGATCAATGGTTATCCCGGGTGGGGTAACTTTCGATGACAACTACAATTCAGTTAAATTAAATTATGATCATCTTGGTATAGATGTAAAAGTTTATGCTAATAATTTAGTTGGGAAGAAATTGAGAGGTCAAACCTCTGGCGTTGTGGCTGTTGTTGATAGATGGTCCGATATATCCGAGTCTTCAGGAATAACAGATTTAACTTTATTTGTAAAGTATTTAAACGCTGCAGATAATAACGAAGCAGATTCTTTTAGTGATGGTGAGGTTCTAATAACTGAAAGTGGTTTTACTTATGGGAATACAATAGTAAATTCTGGCGAAACAGTAGCAACACTAGTATCTGAAAATGCAACTGCTATTGGAAGTGCGGTCGGTATTGCTAGTGGGGTTTATTTTATTAGAGGAACTTTTGTAGATGTAGATAATGATAAAATCATTCTGGATGCATATAAGTCAAATTCTTCTTACAGGGTTGGACTAACAATCAATGAAGAAATTATAACTGCTAAGGATGATATATCATTATATGATAATGCAAAGGGATATTCAAATTATGCTGCTCCAGGTGCAGATAGATTAAAAATTTCTTTAACTTTATCCAAGAAATTACTAACAGACTTTGATGATAAAACTTTCGTCGAATTAATTAGAATTGAAGATGGTGAAATTAAAAAATTACAAAATAAATCAAACTACAATTTAATTAGAGACTACTTTGCTAAAAGAACGTATGAAGAATCTGGCAATTATGCTGTAGATGAATTTGGTGTAGAGGTATGTGATTCTTTAAATGATGGTTTATCTAATGGTGGAGTTTATGCTGATAATCAAAAAACCGATCAAGGAAACACACCATCTGAAGATCTATTAACCGTAAAAGTATCTCCAGGAAGAGCTTATGTAAAGGGGTACGATATTGAATCAATTTCAACCACAAATCTTGATGTAGAAAAGCCAAGGGATAAAAAAAATATTTCTACATCGTTGATTCCATTTGAATTTGGAACATTATTCCGCGTTAATAATGTTCAAGGAACTCCTCCAATACAAGCCAATAATGCTTCCAATATAGTCAGATTACAAAATCAAAGAAGAGGATCATCACAATCTTCCGCAACTGGCACGGAAATTGGTCAGGCAAGAGTTTATTCCTACAATTTAACGGATGCAACTTATTCTGATGCGTCTAGTGAGTGGGATTTATACCTAATAGATATTCAAACGTATACTATTTTAACGTTAAATCAGTCTATAACCACCGCGCAAGTTCCGGTTAGTTCTTATATCAGGGGTGTAAGTAGTGGAGCGTCTGGATATGTTGCAACAGCACCAGGATCTAGTACTACACTTTCACTCATACAAACATCTGGAACATTTATTGAGGGTGAGCAATTATTGATTAATGAAACCACAGAAATTTCCAGATCAATTGATTCTTTTGTGGAATATGGTATACAAGATGTTAAATCGATATACCAGAATTCAAATTTTATTGACACATCTTTAAAAACTGATTTTATTGCGGATACAGTTCTTCAAAAAAGAAATTCAAAGAACTTTGGAATTTCCGATACTATCAGAATTGCTACTGATGGAACTGTAAGTTGTCCTGGTAAAAACTTTAGTGCAATTAAAGTCGGTTCTATTATAAGATACCAAATACCAGGTTTGAGTGATGAAACTTATAATAGAGTTGTAAGTGTCAATTCAAATAATACAATGACCGTTGCTGCGGTACAGTCCGTAAGTAATGTTTGTAGTGGTGCTCTCCCATCATCCAATGTGGATGTCAGATTCTCTATTGGAGTTCCATTAGTAAAAGAATCTGGTGGTCTTTATGCACCATTGGAAGAAAAAAATATTTCTTCAGTAAATCTTTCAAGATCTAATTTATTAGTATCAAAACAACTAACGGAACAAGAAACTTCATCTACCGGAAGTTTGTCTATTAATGTTTCTGCTACTGGAATCAGTAGTGCTTTCTTCGAACCCTTTGATGCTGAAAGATATTCTGTTTTCTACTCAAATGGAACTATTGAGGACTTAACAGCAGATCAAGTATCTTTGAGTTCCAATGGAGAAACTGTGACATTAACAGGATTATTGCCAAATCAAACAAATCCAAATTATGTTACGGTAAATACAACTGTTAAGAAGAATTCTATTAAGAATAAGTCTAAAATTCTTTCCAGAAGTCAAAAAGTAACAGTAAGCAAATCAATATCTGGTGTTTCTACGGAAACTAGTGGTCTTACTGAGAGTCCTTATTATGGAACAAGAGTTCAAGACAGAGAAATATGCCTGAATTTCCCAGATGTCACTAATGTTTTATCTGTTTATGAATCTTATGATACGTCTGCACCCACTTTAGATTCCATCGAGTTTCCATCTGGACTGCAGTTAAATACAAGTTCTATTCTTGGAGAAAGGATCATTGGTACTGATAGTGGTGCGATTGCACAAATTGTAACTAGAGTATCATCTACCGAAGTTGAAATTGTATATCTAAATTCTAATCAATTTATAGTTGGCGAAGTAGCATCATTTGAAGAATCTAATATTGTATCTACTGTACAAAATGTAAATTCTGGTAATTACCAGAATATTACTAGCAAGTTTAAATTAGATAAGGGTTCTAAGGAACAATTTTATGATTATTCCAAGTTAGTAAGAAAAAATGATGGTTATATACCAACATATAGATTATTAATTATTTTTAATCATTACACAATTCCATCAAATGATTCTGGCGATCTATACACTGTAAATTCTTACAGTAGTGAGAGATATAAAAAAGATATTCCACAAATAACTGATACAATTCGTTCAAGTGATACTCTCGATTTTAGACCGAGAGTTGCAGAATTTACTTCAACAACATCATCACCATTCTCATTTACAAGCAGAAATTTTGCAGCGGCTGGAGTTAATCCAACCCTAGTAGTTTCTCCTGGAGAAAGTTCTTTAGTTGGATATGATTTTTACCTACCAAGAATTGATAAAGTAGTCCTCAATAAAGAAGGATTTTTTAGTATTATTAAGGGAACATCTGCAATAAATCCAAAAGAACCAGCAAATGTTGATGATGCTATGGAAATAGGATCAATATATCTACCTGCATATCTCTACGATTCAAGAGATGCAAAGGTGGTTATGGTCGATAATAGAAGATATACGATGAGAGATATTGGAGAAATTGAAGACAGGGTTGAAAATCTAGAATCTACCACATCATTGTCTTTATTAGAACTTGACACCAAGACTTTACAGGTTAGAGATGCGGATGGTTTAGATAGATTTAAATCTGGATTTTTTGTAGATGACTTTAAAGGTGCGGATAGACTTGATAGAGCACAGACAACGGCGGACATCGATACTTCAAATAACGAACTTGTCACACCTATCGATTTCCACTCACTATCACCTCAACTAGCACTTGATCCATCGATCAATTTAGAAACTGCTAACTTTAGTGAGAATCTAGATCTTCTTGACCCCAATGTCCAAAAGACTGGTGACTTGATCACACTCAAGTATACTGAAAAGTCTTGGATTGAACAACCACTAGCAACTAGGGTTGAAAATGTCAATCCATTTAACGTCATTGAGTTTAATGGTGCTATAGAACTAAGTCCAAAGACTGATAGTTGGACAAGAACTATTGTCAGAGATGGTGGAGATAGGACTGTTGGTGGTTCTGGTTTTGCTACTAGAGTTGTTGGAACACAGACTATTCTTTCTTCGTCGGTAGCAGATCCATATATTCGTTCTAGAAATGTAATGTTTAAATCCATTGGATTGAGACCTTTGGCTAGACATTATCCATTCTTTGATAGTACAAGTGGATTAGATATAATTCCAAAACTTGTAGAAATTTCCATGTCATCAGGAACTTTCCAAATTGGAGAGACTGTAAGGGGTTATATTGGAGGATCGAATATATTTACTGCTAGAATTGCTCAACCAAATCACAAAACAGGTCCATTACAAAATCCAACAACCACATTTAGTTTAAATCCATATAATAAGTCAATTACACTTCCATCTTCTTATTCAGCATCATCATCAATTTTAAATATTGATATTGAATCTTTACAGGAAGAAGTTCTTGGAAAATATAGTGGATATATTACTAAGGGAATGGTTGTTATTGGAGAAACAAGCAATGCTCAAGCGTCTATTTCAAATATTAGACTGGTAGCTGATACATTTGGAGACATATATGGATCTTTCTTCTTTAGAAATCCATTATCAAATCCAGCACCCCCTCTGAGATTCACAACTGGTACAAAGACATTTAGATTAACATCAAGTTCCACAAATGAATCTCAACTTCCAGGAAGCACCCTTATTAGTAGTGCAGAAACTAACTACACTACAACTGGAAGAATAAACACATTTGAAAGGGTAACCTTGGTTGAAAGATATGATCCTCTTGCACAATCATTCACTGTAGATGAAACTGGTGCATTCTTAACTAGTTTCGATATTTACTTTGCAAATAAGGATGATAACGAAAAATTATTTGTAGAACTAAGAACGGTTGAACTTGGGACACCTACAAAAGTCCTTGCATCAGAATATTCAAGAGTTACAGTTGAACCATCTGAGATACAAACTTCTAGAGATGCTTCGGTAGCAACCAATATTTCATTCCCATCACCCGTTTATCTTGAAGCAGATACTGAATATGCTTTGGTACTCCTTTCTCCATTCTCAGATCTCTATGAGGTGTGGATTGCTAGAATGGGTGAAAATACCGTAAATAGTACAAATCTACCAGATGCTGAAAGTGTAATTGCAACTAAACAATATGTTGGTGGAAGTCTATTCAAGTCTCAAAATGGGACAATCTGGACTACCAATCAATTTGAGGATCTTAAATTTAAATTATACAAAGCAAACTTTACTAAAAAACCAGGAGTAGCATATTTCTATAATCCACCACTTGCAACTAGAGATACTAACGTCGGCAAACTTAATGAAAATCCAATCAAAACTTTACCAAGAAAGATTAAGGTTGGCATTACACCAACGTCATCAATTGATTCCGTATTAACAATAGGAAGAAAGGTCAGTGACAGTACTTCATCATCTGCAATAACCGGATATATTGAACAAGTTGGTGGAATTTTGAATACTGTAAATACAATTAATGTTGGTGTTGGATACAGTGACGGAACATTTACCAATGTAGACTTCTACAGTATTACTGGTTCTGGAAGCGGAGCAAAAGGGACGGTAGTCATCTCAGGTGGTGTAGTATCAGGAAATCCTACAATTACAACAGCAGGAAATGGATATGTTGTTGGTGATATTATTGGAATTACAACATCCAGTGTAGTAAAAGGTAAAAATGCCCAAATTTCTGTAACTACTCTTAATGGAAAAGACACACTATACCTAACAAATGTTCAGGGTGAAGAATTTACTACTGGTGAAAATTTAGTAGCATATTCAGGTTCAACTCCAACCACATATCCATCTGTCGATATCTTAAATTCTTCTGTAGTCAGTAATTTATATGATGGAAGAGTGATTGAGGTAACACAACCAAATCATGGTATGCACGCAGATAATAATATTGTTATCTTAGATGATATTGATCCAAATACAATTCCAACAACATTAAATGCCAACCTTGCTGTAAATGATGTTACAATATCCGTTGCAAATACATCAATATTTGCAACATTTGAAGGAATTTCCACATCACAAGGATACTTGAAAGTTAATAATGAAATCATTTTCTACAATTCAATTGTATCTGGTTCTGGTGGTGCAGGAACCTTGGGAATTGGATCTAGGGGTGTTAGTGATTCTCTCATCAGGACTCATAGCATTAATGATAAAGTTTATCCTTATGAGTTAAATGGCATTTCTTTAACAAGAATTAATACCCAACATAACTTACCTGCAGATTCTGCACTTAAATCCAAGAGAGATTTTGATACATACCACATACAAATAGATCGTGGTTCTAGAGTTTCTGGAGATTCTCAATTAAACTTTGCTGATGAGAATATTGTTGGTGGTGTAAATGCCTCAGCATCTAAGAATATTCAGTTTAATAGAATTGACCCCCAGTTTAGCGTTTTATCTCCGGGCGAATCAACTAAGATTACTGCACAAATTAGAACAGTTTCTGCAACTAGTTCTGGCGGTACTGAAATATCATTTATTGATCAGGGGTATGAAAATGTTGAGTTAAATAATGTAAATCAATTGACAACATCAAGACTTGTTGCATCACAAATTAATGAAACAACACGTCTTTCCGGGTTACCGAAGAATAAATCATTCACTCTCGGTTTGAATATGAGCACGAATGATTCAAATCTTTCACCAGTAATTAATGTTTCATCCTCATCGATAGTATTTGGTAGAAATCGAATAAATAATCCTATCGCAAATTATGCTACAGACGGTAGATTTAAAAATATTGAGGGAGATCCACATGATGCAGTTTATGTATCCAGTATAGTAAGATTGAAGCAACCAGCAACTTCTATTAAAGTTCTCCTTTCAGCATATCGCCATTCATCTGCAGATTTTAGAGTTCTTTATCAACTTTTTAGAGCAGATTCAAATGGAATTGAACAATCATATCAATTGTTCCCAGGATATGATAATCTCAAAGATCTTGATGGTGATGGATTTGGGGAAACTATTATCAATCCATCATTAAATAGTGGAAGACCTGATGCATTTGTTCGCTCAAGTAATGATCAAGAATTTCTAGAATATCAATTTAGCATTGATGAACTTGAACAATTTAACGCTTTTAGAATTAAAATTGTTATGAGCGGTACTGATGAAGCAAAATATTTAAGATTTAAAGATTTTAGAGCGATAGCCTTAGCATAATATGAAAAAAGTTGAAGGACATAAGTACCTGTTTCGTGAAGATTCGGGTGCTATTGTAAATATGAATACTGACGATTATAATCAATATATTAGACTAAGAAATGATAGAAAAAAGCAAAGAGAAGAGATTGAGGGGTTGAAAAAGGATATTGATGAAATAAAGTCACTACTCATGGAGATTATCAATGGACCCAAATGAGATTCAACTTGAATCGATGAACAAAATGTTTGAATATGAAAAGTATTCCAGATTGATAGACGATTTGAATTTAGATGAATTAAAAATTTTTGCCAAGTCGTATGTTAAACTATACTTAAAACAGCAAGAGGTTATCTCTAAATTTTAATCTAAATGGTTCTTAGTAAATATAAATATTTTTAAGTATTAAAAATCAACAATGTCAGTATACGTTAATAATTTAACAATAAATCAAAACACTGACTTTGAACAGACCTTTACTTTAGAAACTGGTGAAAATTTATTAATAAATCTAACTGGATATACATTTAAAGCTGAAATGAGAAAGCACCCAACATCTGTTGGTGTTACTACATTTACAACTGGAATATATGGAAGTCCCAGTAATGGGCAAGTTACAATAGGTCTTTCTACTTCACAAACTGCATCTATTAAAGAAGGCAGATATGTTTATGATATTGTAATGACCAATACAGTGGGAAAAATGTCCAGAGTAATTGAGGGTATGGCACTAGTTCGCCCCGGCGCAACAAAGTTTTAATATACATAAATAGTTCTACAGTGTATGTAACCAAGTTATGGCTATAAGAGTCAGGGTTGGGCAACAGAATGCAGTTAGGGTGATTTCATCAACGGCAACCGCCATTACAAGAATGCAGGACATTAATGATGTGGATACGATAAATAGAGGAAATCGTACTTTATTGATGTTTGATGGGCAGAATTATATACACGTTGATCCAGCAAAAATTCTTGATTTGTCAGATAATGTAGAGGATGGTGTTGTTGATTATGGTAATTTTTGACTTGATGAAAATTACTAAAATTTAAAAGAAAAAAAATGGCAACTCCAGTTTTACAGTTTAAGAGAGGACTCTTATCAAATTTACCAGGTTTAAGAGCTGGTGAACCCGGATTTACAACTGACAAATATGATTTGTATGTTGGATTAACTTCTGAGACTTCAACTAATCAATTTGTTGGATCTGGAAGATTCTGGACGGTAGAAAATACTTCTAGGGGATCTGGAGTAAACTTAGTAGAAGCAAGTTCAAATGGAAGTGATTACATTACAATCGCTTCACCAGCATCTCTTGCTGGCATTGTAACTTACTACATGCCTGGTACTCAGGGAATACCAAGTACAGTTCTTACTAACGATGGTAATGGCAATTTAAGTTGGTCAAGTGGATCTGCCAACCCAACATTTACTGGTATTGCAACATTTACCGATACTACTGACAATATACTTGGAAATTCAAATACTGGTTCTGTTCAAATTGATGGTGGACTTGGTGTTGATAAAAATGTAACCGTAGGTGGAAATTTAAATGTTCAGGGACTCTCTGAATTTATTGGTGTTGTAACTTTCCGTGGCGGAACAATTAATCTTGGAGACGCAGACACTGATGATGTTGTTGTTGGTGGTGAATTTGCATCAAATCTTGTTCCAACAACAGATGATACTTACAGTTTAGGTTCTCCTGCAAAGCAATGGAAGGATCTGTATGTAAATGGAACTGCCGATATTGATGCACTAATAGTTTCTGGTATTTCCACATTCACTGGTGCTATTGATGCTAATGGTGATCTTGATGTTGATGGTCACACTGAGTTAGATGACTTAAACGTATCGGGAGTATCAACCTTTACTGGTGCTATTGATGCTAATGGCGGTGCTAACATCTCTGGCGGAGAAACTATATTATCGTCCGCTACTGTTAGTGATTTAACATCGGGTAGAGTTGTTCTTGCTGGTGTTGCTGGTGCTTTAGAGGATAGTTTAAACCTCACCTTTAACGGTTCTCTGCTAACAGTAACTGGCGACGTTACAGTTACCGACTCTATCGCAGTTACCAACGACGCTGTTGTTAGTGCTGGTTTAACCGTAACTGGTGCTGTTGACTTTAATGGAGGTGCCAATATCTCTGGTGGAGAAACCATACTTTCATCTGCTACAGTCTCTGATCTTACTTCTGGAAGAGTTGTTCTTGCTGGTACTGCTGGTGCTTTACAGGATAGTTTAAACCTCACCTTTAACGGTACAACTCTTAACGTTACTGGCAATACGACTGTAGATAATGTAAGAATTGACGGTAATGAAATTGATACTACTTCTGGAGATTTAACTCTCGATTCTGCTGGTGGTACAGTTACAGTTGATGATAATCTTGTTGTTAATGGGACATTTAGTGTTCTTGGATCACAATCAATCATTAACACTGAAATTTTAAAAATTGAAGATTCTTTAATTGAAGTTGGTTTAGTAAATAGTGGCGGTTCATTAATTCCACCATCATCAAACACACTTGTTGATGTTGGTTTGGTCATGCACTATTATAAGAGTAGTGCTGCTAAAGTTGCTTCAGTGTTCTGGGACTATAGTTCGGATAAATTAGTTGCTGCTTCCGATGTAACAGAAACTAATGGAGTTATGGCAGTGTCTTCATATGCAGACTTTGAAATTGGTTCATTATATGTTAATGATTGTGCTGGATCATCTCAGGTAATTTCTTGCACAGGATCTGAAAGATTCTTAGAAAATATTACTATTGATGCTGGAACTTTCTAGTTTTTTACGCTGGTTATAAATATAGGTGGGTACATCCCACCTTTTTTTATATTCTACTATGAATGAGAATGATTATAGAAGTTTGATAATGGTTTATCAACAAAAAGTTAATGATCTTTTTTCACAATTGGTTTCTTGTGAGGCAAAATTATTAATTGCCAATCAAACTATAGAATCTTTAATGAAAAAAATTGAGGATGAAAAAGTTATCGCATCTCAAAATAAAAAAACTGTACAAAAAAATATTGTTGCAAATTCTGAGGAATTTTAATGGCAAAACCATCAACACGCCAAGGACTTATTGATTATTGTTTAAGACGCTTGGGTGCTCCAGTTTTAGAAATTAATGTTGATGATGATCAGATAGATGATCTTGTTGATGATGCTCTTCAATATTTCCAAGAACGACACTTTGATGGTGTGGAAAGGATGTATTTGAAGTACAGGTTTTCCCAAGAAGACATTAATAGGGGAAAAGCAACTAATAATACAGGAAGTGCAAATACTGCAGGTATCGTGACAACAACAGCATCCTCTACTGCAATTAGTGGATACGGTACAGTTACATCCAATTTTTACGAAACTTCTAATTTTATACAAATTCCAGATTCTGTTATTGGAATAGAAAAGATATTTAAATTTGATATGAGTTCGATATCTGGTGGAATGTTTAGTATAAAATATCAATTATTTTTGAATGACTTATATTATTTTAATTCTGTTGAACTACTACAATATTCAATGGTCAAATCATATCTGGAAGATATTGATTTCTTATTAACACCAGATAAGCAAGTTAGATATAATAAAAGACAAGATAGATTATATTTGGATATTGATTGGGGAAGCATAAATCCAAATGATTATATTATCATTGACTGCCACAGAATACTAGATCCCGATACATATACTGGTGTTTATAATGATAGTTTTCTTAAACTGTATTTGACTGCATTGATTAAGAGGCAGTGGGGATTAAATATGATGAAATTTAGTGGAACTAAATTGCCGGGCGGGATTGAGTTGAATGGTAGACAATATTATGAAGATGCAGAAAGGGAGTTGCAAGAAATTAAATCAAGAATGGCAATGGATTATGAATTACCACCCCTAGACTTTATTGGATAATGGCACTAAATCCTTTTTTTCTACAGGGCTCTTCTGGAGAGCAAAGATTAGTACAGGAGTTGATTAATGAACAACTCAAGATTTATGGTGTAGAGGTAGTTTATCTACCAAGAAAAATTGTTAATAGAGATTCTATTTTTAGAGAAATACAATCATCTAAATTTGATGACAATTTCCTCATAGAAGCATATGTGAACACATATGATGGATATGGTGGTGCTGGTGATATAATGACTAAATTTGGAGTTAGTTTGAGAGATGAATTATCCATTACTATCTCCAAAGAAAGATTTGAAGATTTTATTGCAGTCTTTTTGGATGATATAGAAACGGGCGAAATAAATGTCGCCGCAAGACCAAGAGAAGGTGATTTAATTTATTTTCCACTAGGACAAAGGATATTTGAAGTTAAGTTTGTAGAACACGAAAAACCATTTTATCAACTTGGACAAACGTATGTTTATGAACTGCAATGTGAACTATTCGAATACGAAGATGAAATGGGTGGATGGGACAATCTTAATACGACAACTGAGGAGATTGATAACACACTTGTAGATCAAGGTTTTATTATTTCACTAAAAGTAGTTCCAAGTGGAACTACAGCAACAGCTACCGCTAATATTGGTAGTGGATATGTTAGAAAAATATTTTTAAATAATGATGGGTATGGATATACCGGTATTCCGAATGTTGCAATTACACCAGCACCAGCAGGTGGTATTGATGCTACAGCAGTAGCAATTACAACTAGTATTGGTGGTGTACATTCCGTAAAGGAAATTCTTTTAACAAATGCAGGATCTGGATATGTTGAGATCCCAACAATAACCATTACAGGTGGTGGAGGAGTGGGAGCTGCTGCAACATGTTCATTAGTTACTGATAAAAAAGGAGTCGTATCATTTACTATTAATGATGGTGGTGTTGGATACACAACTACTCCGAGCGTTTCAATATCTCTTCCACCATTATCTCCGCAGTTACCTGCTTCAGCTAAAGCTATTGTAGGTTCTGGTGGGACCATAACTGAACTTAGAATAGTTGATGCTGGATCAGGATATTTTACAAATCCATCAGTAATTATTGGATCTGCATCTACAGTTGGATTTGGAACTTACTGGTTCAATGAAGTAATTATCGGATCTGTTTCTGGAGCATCTGCTAGAATTAAATCATGGGATGCAACTTCCAATATAATAAAGGTAGGACCAACAAATGGGGACTTTGTTGCAGGTGATATTGTTGTTGGAGAAAAATCTAATGCTACATATAGTATATCTGGAATAGTAACATCCAAATATGAAGATAAATATGAACAGAATGATACAATTCAAGAAGAGGCAGAGTTGATCGTAGATTTCACAGAATCAAATCCATTTGGAACTTACTAATGTTAGGAACATACTATTATCACGAAATAATAAGAAAAACAATTATTTCCTTTGGAACTTTGTTTAATGATATTCATATTAAACATAAAGATGGTTCTGGGGCAGAATATACTGATCTAGAAGTTCCTTTAGCATATGGACCTTCCCAAAAGTTTTTGGCGAGACTGGAGCAGCAAGCAAATTTAAATAAACCAGTCCAGATAACCCTTCCAAGAATGTCTTTTGAAGTGACATCTATTGAATATGATTCATCTAGAAAGACTGGAGTGGTTCAAACTTTTAGGGCTGTTGGTGATGATGATAAAATGAAAAAGGTTTACATGCCTGTTCCATATAATATTGGATTTGAATTGAGTATTTTTTGTAAATTGAACGATGACGCTTTACAAATTGTTGAGCAAATTTTACCATACTTCCAACCATCCTTCAATTTGACAATAGATTTAGTTGATTCAATTGGAGAAAAAAAAGATATTCCAGTCGTTCTTAATAGTGTTGCTATGCAAGACGACTATGAAGGAGACTTTTCAACAAGAAGAGCATTAATATACACTTTACAATTTACTGCAAAGAGTTATCTGTTTGGTCCAGTGGCAGATAATCCTGAGGGTCTTATTCGTAAAGTTATTGTCGATAATTACGCAGATACTAACAGGACAACTGCTAAGAGGGAAATGCGGTATACAGTTGTTCCAGACCCAATTGATGCAAATCCAGGAGATGATTTTGGATTCAGTGAAGATTGGCAATATCTTGGAGATTCTAGATCTTATAGTCCAACACAACAAACAGATATTTAATTGATCTTATGTCTGAATTTGATTCTATTGATGATGCTCTAAATGTAGAGAGTAGTATTGTTGAGGTTGAGGATGCTCCAAAAAGCATTCAAAAACCAGAGCAGAAGACTGATATCTCAAAAGACTATGAATATACAAGAGCAAACTTATACTCGTTGATTGAAAAGGGTCAAGAAGCAATCAATGGTATCATGGAACTTGCCGGTGAAGGTGGTAGTCCAAGAGCATATGAAGTTGCTGGTCAGTTAATTAAGAGTGTTGCTGATACAACTGATAAGTTAATCGACTTGCAGAAGAAACTGAAGGATGTGGAAGAGGATGTTGGAAATAATAAAGGACCCAACACTGTTACTAATAATGCAGTATTTGTTGGATCAACTTCGGAGTTACAAAAACTACTCAAGCAAGGTTTTCTAAATAATAGTAAGGAAAAATAATAAAAATGGCAAAGACCTGTAAAAAAGGATATTACTATTGTTTCACTTCTAAAAAGTGTAAGAAAATTCCTGTCGGTTACCATACTATGGGATCAGGTCGTTTGATGAAAGATAGTGATCATAAGGAAGATGATAGTGGTGAAGAATCCACCGAGACCACAAAGAATGGTAAGACAAATGGTAATGGTAGTAATGGTGGTAATGGTGGATCGGTAAGCGAAGCAAAAGAAAAGGGTGACCACGAAGTTTCGATGGCTAAGACTCAGGTCAAAAAGTCTATTGATAATCTTCAAAAGGTAGCAAAAGTTCTTGCAAAGAAAACTGATGCCGACAACTTACCTGCTTGGGTGCAGGCAAAGTTAACTGACACTGAGCATAATACTGATGCTGCTGCTTCTTACATGACTGGTAAGGAAGA